TCTTGATTGGTACAATAACGTTCTGTCAGACACCCTGAAAAAGTACGATTGCTGGATTGCTCGTTATCCGGCTAGTGATAATGGCTCTGTACAGGAAAGATTGCGTCCATCTGTTGGTGTAGGCTGGCAGTATTCCAGTAGAGGAAAAGTATCCGGCATTAGTGGTAACGTTGACATGGATGTATTCTATAAGGATTACAAAGAGGAGGTTTCTGCAATGGATAAAGCTATTGAAAAAGTGATTCTCATTGCAAAAAATGAGATTGGATACCTTGAAAAGAAGAATAATAGTCAGCTCGACAGTAAGACTGCAAACGCCGGTTCGAACAACTATACGAAGTACTGGCGAGATATTAAGCCGGATTATCAGGGGCAGCCGTGGTGCGCAGCGTTTGTTTCATGGTGCATGATGAAGGCGTTTGGCTTAGACACAGCAAAGAAGCTCTTAAAACATTGGCCATACGTTTATTGTCCGACAATGGCAGATTTGTTTACTCTGAACAGCAATCCAAAAGTTGGAGATATTGTTATTTTTTATCGAAATGGCACATTTACACACACCGGAATCGTAATAAAAGTGTCAGGAGATCGGTTCTGGACAGTCGAAGGAAACACTTCTGGTGGCTCTACAATTATCGCAAATGGCGGTGGAGTATGCCAGAAAAGCTACTACAACAGCAACCTCCCGGGAACAAAATTCTGCACTCCAAACTACAGTTTAGTCAAAGATACAACGCCAGTTTCAGACTCAGATACAGTCAAAAAGCAGAACACCAGAGCCTACATTGCACAGATTAAAAAAGACACAAAATGCTATACAAAATCAAACAAAAATAGCCCATCTAAACTGTTTCCAAAGCTGAAAAAAGGTGCAGTTGTAGAGGTAATGAAGTACACAGAAACTGACGGTTCCGGGCTGAAATGGTACTTTGTCAGAATCCCGTACCCGAATGATGATGGGTTCGTATTTGAGTTTGTCCCGAAGGGCGTATTTACCAGAATTTCAGAAATTCATAAATAAAAGCTCCCGGGGATAGTACCCCGGGAATCATGTTTATTATAACATATTGTATCATTTCGTTTTGTAAATCCTATTAGTTCGTTGGACACACGTTGGTCACAAATAAGAAAAAACATTTCCTAATTAAATATCCTCTAAAGTACTGTATTTAAAGGACTTTTTGACATTTGCATAGTTCTAATTTAATGTCCTAATTAAATACAATTAGAATAATGAAAATGAAATGAGTGAATTCCTTGCAAAATCGCTGAGAATGTTGATTTTACAAGGGTTTCACGCGTTTTTATGTTCTGAATTGTGATGAATAAAATTGATAAAATAAGATTCCGTTAGTCACAGTTAGTCACAAATGGGACTTTTATCTTTTCAATCTCTGTGCGGAGTTCTTCCAATGTCCTGTGTCCATATACCGCGTTTGTAACATCTCCACCAAAAGAGTGACCCAGCATTCGCTTCCGGTCGTTCTCCCGGACGCCGTATTTTTCACATAACATGGAAAAAGTATGGCGGCAGTCGTGTGGCGTGTGTTTCGGATCGCCAACAATTCCAAGACGTTCGAGCGTAGGATAGAACAGGGCATTACGGTGGTGCTGCTGAGTATATACACAGAGCTTCCCGCCTTGAGTAAGAACCTTTTGCTTAGCAAATTCGTATACCGCCGAATGAATTGGCACTACGCGGTCCTTTCCTGCCTTAGTCTTGATACCGCCCTGGAAGTATCTCTCTTCCAAGTTAGTCGTCAACTTAAGCACTTCGCCGATTCTCCAGCCAGAATAACACATGATTAATATAAGCTGCACTTCCGGGTCAGCAGAATTCTTCCAGAGAATTTTTAACTCATTGTCAGAAAATGGTGTTCCATGTTCAGTGTCGTCATCCGCGTTGACTTTTACATACAAAGCCTTGTTTTCTGTTACAATTTCTGAGTAAACAGCATATTTATACATCTGTTTGAACAGCGTAAGAATTGCCATGAGACTCTGACGCTTTAACGGGCAGTCATCAATTACCTTTTGCAGATCAGGCGCTTTTAAATCCTCGAATACACGATTATACAGAGCCGTGCAGTTTGAGTAAGCAGTCTGGTAAGCTATCTTTGAGCTATAAGAAAGTTTTGAACCCTCTGGAAACTTCCATGCGTAAAACTTCTCATATACCTCTGAAAACGTCAATTTCTTGATTTCCGGGTGTTTATCCTCGACACCCTTGATTGTATTGTAGTCAGCAATCAAACGAGTAACAAGGGTATCTACGTCCGTTGTAGGTGATATCTCAAGGTCTCGTTCCATCCCTGGCTGATATGTTCCTGCCTTGTATGCGGTCAGTACAGTAAATCCTTTAATCCAGTCATCTACATAGCAGATTGCAGGCGGTCGGACGGGCTTTCCGGTCTTTTCATCCAGTACTGCCGGAGGATGGACCGCAAATGGATTCCTGCGATTGCTGCCCAGATACCGTATTGTTCCGAAACTGTTGGGGAGCTTCGGGTATTTCTTTCTTTTCTTCGCCATTTTTATTCCTCTTTTCTTTATAGCTGTTTTTAGGTATAAAAATAACAGCCGAACAAATTTTCTGTCTTGTTCGACTGCTCCGAAGATGATACAATATGTTTTGCCAGAATATTACATTTCTTCGGAGATGTATAAATGCCACCTCGGTACGCCAATGCCGGGGTGGTTTTATTTATTCTATTTCTTCAATGTCAAATGAATATCCAAGAACTTCACCTACATCTGTACATTTTCCTTTCAAAGTCACCATGTCACCCATTTTCATAGATGTAACTTTTGACTCCTGCTCATCATTTTTAATGTAGCATTGTACGCCAATGATTTCAAAATCACCATCTGCCATGAGGTCAATGTAGTCTCCAGAAGCGTCAATATTTCCAAGTTTTCCAGTGATTTCTAAATACTGGTCTTTGTATTGCTTTGATGCTCCAAGCGGGTTATCATTCAAAGCAGACATCATATCGTTTACAGATACAGAGGTATAGCTTACTGGTGTAGGTGTTGCTACTTCTTTAGATTCTGTTTTTGCAGTAGAAGTGGTTGTGGTTTTTGTGTCAGAACTTCCACCAGAAGCCGCACCCACAGCTCCGATCACAACGACTGCCAGAACTACCCATTTCAGCTTTCCGCCCTGTTTCTTTCTACAATGAGGACATATCTTTGCTCCTGCCGGGATCTCCATTTTACAGTGCTTGCAGATTTTTGTTTTTTCATTACTCATACATTTTTCCTCCTGTTACGCTTTGCACATACTCTTTAAATCATGCCATTTTTGATGATTTTTACATTTTTCTTGCTGATTTTGAAGTGTCATGCAAAAGTACGCTTTTATGTGGTATTATTATTTTATCGCAGATAACATGATTTGTAAAGGATAAGAGTGATTCGTTATGAAAAATAATTGTTTTAAGATATTTGCATTCTTCCTAATTATATTTAAGATATTTTGCACGATACATATTCCGCTAAAGATTGTCCCGAACAATCACAATGATGTGCAGATCACCAGTGTCGCATATCAGGAGAAGTCTGCGCCGAACCATAATCTGAGGGAAGTCCACAGAAAAGTTTGTGATCTCGCATTTTTCTTCTGTGAAAGCATAATTTTCTTTGAGATTGCAAAGTTCGTGTATGAAATAACGAAAGTTCGCATATATCATTGGCAGTTGCCAAGAGTCGGAATAGGTGGTATAATAGTAAAACGAACTAATGTTCGGTTCTATTTCCCACAGCCGAACATATACTGTAATGTAGGTGGTAGTTGCGACAGGGAGGGTTATTTATGGATTATAAGAAAGAAATTATTGAAATGATACAAAAGATAGAAAACAGATGTTGGCTGAGGTCAATATACATTTTCATAAAAACATTAATCGGTTAAAAAGAAAAGCCAAGGGTTTGCGCATTGCCCTTGGCTATTTTCTCATTTCTTTTCGTAAATCGTGTCTAGGAGTTTTTCTAAGTTATCCCATCCAGAATCATCTAGCTTTGCTAGAGCATTGATGAGACGGTATTTAAAATCATCGTCACTAGACTTTAGAACATTTCCGAACAGCTTAGAAATTTCATCATTTTTGTTCTCTGGCTGAAACATTTTTCCAGTTCCACTTCTTAGCCATTCTTCGTTTACGTTAAATTCTCTGCAAACATCATCAATAGTCCGATCTGACGGAACTTTGCTTCCCATTTCAATTTGCGCTACAAAATTCCTACTTATCTTTAGTTTGTCTGCAAATTCTTGCTGAGTTACGTTTAATTCTTTTCGCAACTCTTTAAACCTGTCTTTCAATTTAATTCCTCCTTTCTGAAAATATAATATCATAAAATGTTTACAAAGTCAACAAAAAGGTATTGACAAATGTTGTCTGAGGGACTATACTGTGTTTACAAGGTAAACAAAGCAACGCAAGAAAGAGAGGAAAAAGGATATGAATAAAATCAGAAGAAAGAGATTGGCTGAGGCACTTGATCTGATCTCGCAAGCTAAAGACATTTTAGAAGAAGTTAAAGATGAAGAACAGGACGCATTCGATAATCTGTCAGAAAGTTTTCAGTATGGTGAGCGTGGCGAGCAGATGGAAGAGTATATTTCAGATATCGAAGAAGCATTTGATAACTTAGAAGAAGCTGAAGGACTTATTTCAGAAATTTAAGAAAAGAGGTAATAGATATGACAAAGAAACAGTATAAGCGACGCGTAATGGAAACATTCAGGACATTTAAAATGAAATATGTGCCTGATGAAAAAATGATAACTGATAGAATCGGCACTCCGAAGTGGGGTTACGTTATTCCCGCAGGTCCACACAAGGGCGAAGTATTAAGAAGCTATCAACAGGCATGGGATACCATAAATGCAGTAATAAACGGATAGCCGAAACGGTCAGGAATGACCGTCCACCAGAGATAACCTACTGGTGCTGATGATGACAGGTTCAAAGTCAGGTGTCCAAGCGAAGCAAGACTATAAACTGAAAGGAGAAAATCATGTCAGAAAAAGAAAAAAGAATCGTAGAAAAGCTGAAAGAAGCGATTCCTAATATGTCAGAATTTGACAAGGGATACATTCTTGGTAAGACGGAAAGTTTTTCTGAGAATAAGCCAGATGATTCTGATAAGGCACAGAAAGAAAGTTCTTAACATGGAGGTGAAAACGGTTGAGCAAAACAGATATTCAGTATCTATTTGATTATGTAAGAGATTTACAGAAACAGGTAAATCAGTTAAAAGTGGCGATTCTTACCGGGGAAACGAATGGATTAGAGCTTCCAAATCCTATCCATCTGGAACCCGGCAAAAGAATACCACTTGGACATCTTGCAGACGATCTACTTGATACAGAATTTCAAAATTGTGGAAACGATACTTGTGATAAGAGCAATGAATGAGATCGCAGTAGTCACTTTAAAACGGTAAGTATCTTCTCTATATGTTTTCATTTCAACTTCACCGTCTTGAGTGACCACATAGCCTTCATATCCACGCACAGGTTGCTTACGTAAGAATCCTTTAGATGCTAAGTATCTATACATTTCGTGATTTTCGGTATCTTGTGCAGTGGTTCCGTTATTTTTAAGAACGGACTTCATTAGCCGATATTGTTTCCCAGTTATCATTTAATCACCTCCCATCTATAGGGAGTATATCACAAGAAAGGAGACTTATGAACGAATTACAGTTTTTTAATTCAGAAGAGTTCGGAGAAATCCGAACAGCAGAAATTGATGGTAAACCGTACTTTGTTGGCACTGATGTTGCCAAAGCTCTTGGATATAACAATCCCAGAGATGCCGTATCAAGGCATTGCAAGGGAGTCGTGAAACGCGACACCCCTACATCTAGTGGCATTCAGTCAATGTCATACATAAATGAGGGAGATTTGTACCGATTGATTATGAAATCGAAACTTCCATCGGCAGAGAAATTTGAATCATGGGTTATGGATGAAGTTCTTCCGACGATCAGAAAGACAGGCTCATACCAGAAACCACTGACGACAGTTGAACAGATACAGGTTATTGCGACAGGATTCTTAGATCACGAAGAGCGGCTTAACAGACTTGAAAATACCATGACTATTGACTACGCACAGCAGGAATCTATTAGAGACTTAGTGTCAAGTGTCGTAATTGCTCACCTTGGTGGGAAAGAGTCAAATGCTTACAAGGAAATTGGCAAGAAAGTATTTGCTGAATGCAACAGGGATATAAAGACTTACTTCGCAGTAAACGCCCGTAACAACATCCCTAAGCTGAGATTTGAAGAATCTATGGAATATGTTAAGAACTGGCATCCATGTACAAATACAGTAATGTGCATCAGGGACTGCAATGCTCAAATGTGTATTGAGTAGAAAGGAGCGTAAATGGACGCATTACAATTTAATAAAGCCGTCAGCCAGCACTGCAAAGAATCTGGTGGAGACTGTTGCAAATGTGACCTACGGCTTTACTGTTACCTATCGCCCAGCGAGCGACCGGATGAGTTAGTGAGCCTGGTTATTGATTTTTTGCATAACCACATTGAAAACCATGATCATTATACCCATCACAGTGCGGCTTCATTTCCGTGTATTGATGATATGGACATGAGCACCGCAGTAGGCGGCGACTGTTACCAGAAACCTCATACTCTTCATAAACAGTCACATGCTTGTGAATCTTGTGGCAGTGATACAGTCGAGTGATTGTTTCAACCATATAATTCTCCTTTCTCCGTACTCGGCATGGAGGTGCCTGTAAGTACATTATAGGTAGGAGAAAAGAAAAAAAACAATAGAAAGGAGCAAATTATGAGTAAAATTTTCATTCCACACGAGCTTAAAACCATCGAAGTTGACACAGAGAAGAAAATCTTCCGCATCAACGGAGAGGATTTCGGACATGAATGTACAGGTTTTATGATTTCCTGCACACCGGATGATTTCCGTATTGATATGGAAGTGGACACGACCGTACACTTTGCAAACTATTCCAACAAAGGAAAATTGAGAGAACAGGGAACATATAAAGCAGAAGTTCCTTTGGTTAAGTCTCACAGAGCACCGTAAGCTTTCAGAAGATAAGAAACATTATATTCTGGGGTATATGGACGGAGTTATTGATTACAGTAATTCTGACCAGAAAGAAAACAAGAAAGGAGCATGAAATGAGCGAAGTGGATACTTACATTAAAGAGAACGCCGAAGTTCATCGGTTCGCCGCAGAGGTTGCGAGAATCATATCAGGTATTCCACAGATGCCAGAGTTCTCAAACGAGCGCCTGACAGTATCAGACGTGAGTAAAATGACAGGCATTCCTACACCATCTGTCAGAGCGGGAATCATCTATGGATGGCTGCCTATCGGCACGGCGTATCGTGGGAACAAAGTGATTCACGACAGAAAAGGTTCTGGCAGAATAGAATTTGTTATCTCTCCAAGAAAGCTCTGGGAAGAAACAGGATATATCTGGAGAGGAAAAGAAGCATTAAAGTGATAGTGCCCCGGTGGTGAAAGCACCACCAACCGGAGCGTTGCACCAACTAAACCACACTTAGTAGGTACAGGTTAATTATAACTTCGTATCTGCTAATTGTAAATACCAAAAAGGAGAAATTAGCACGATATGAGCAGAAATAGCACAAATAAATGTGAAAATGTTCCGACATGGGACGAACTTGAGTTCATTCTTGCGACAGAAATTGTCGAAGAAAGTAGAAAAAAAGCAAGAAAATGGTTTATTGCATGGTTGGTCACAACTGCCGCACTGGTAGCCAGCAACCTTGCATGGATTATGGGAGAAATAAAATGAAAGAGTATATGCTAATTGCTGTTTGTATGCTTGCCGGGAAATATGTTGATGTGCCTATCTGGCTGAACATCTTTTTCGGTATATCGGCAACATGGGCGGTGCGCCAGATGAAAGCAGACTGGCAATAGGAAATAAGGAGGATAAGAAGATGTTTGAGAAAGAGATTGATGAAATTTATGAACTTTGTAAAAGAGTTGTGAATGAAGTTCCGGCAGCAAATATCACCTTTGATTTTTCGGGCTACGGTTTGGGAGTAAGAGGGGTTAAAAGGGAAGAAGATGTTCTCCTTCTCGAAGACAAATTTAAATGGGATTTGTACCAAAACGTATCTTTTAACCCATTTTATGAGAAAGAAAGTCGTGAAAGCCTCAGAATAATCAAAGCTTTCTTGTTGGAACTTCTGATAGATGGGAGGTGCCCGTTAGATGCTGAATCAAATGGAGCTGAAGCTCCTGCCGACAATGGAACTGATAACGACAGTAAATGGGCTTCTGTCAGAGCTGAATAAGCGGAAGCAGTACATTATTGACTGGGAGAACCCGGACATGTATCTGAATCATCTTGAATATCACAGTGCCAGTGGGTTGCTTCCGGGTGGCAGTATTAGCCCTGCAAGGGGAGATGGTTCTGACAATGTTTACTGTTTTTTTAGCGAGGTGGAGAAAGATGCAGGAGAGGATTAACGAAATTCTTAATTTGATAGATGGGCAGCTTTCTATTGTGACAGATAACCCCATTGAAGAATCATACAAGGCAAGAACATTGGCGAGCTACGTACAGGCTTTAAATGGGCTTTTAACGGCTCAGAAATCATATAAGGAGGAAAGTATCAGTGAGTGAATTTGAAATCCGTATTCCGGCAAGAAAGAAACAACTGGTAACCGGAAAAGACAATCAGGTTGTAAAGGTTTCATCGGACGCATACAACGCACTGGTCGAAATCTATAACGAATCAACCTTATCAATGAAAGATATTGCAAGCTTGCTGATTATTGAGGGCAGCAAACATGTGGTTTATGACAAGGAGGAATAGAAGTGAATATATATGAGAAGTTAGGGATTATTCAGTCAAAACTGAGAGCCCCTAAAAGGCAGTACAATTCCTTCGGGAAATACAAATACAGGAGCTGTGAGGATATTCTGGAAGCTGTAAAGCCACTTCTGGCAGAAACAAAGACTGTGTTAAGTGTCACAGATCGGATGGAAGTTGTCGGAGACAGAATATATGTCAGAGCAGAAGCTCATCTGAACGACTGCGAAGATACCGGCGAGATTACAACCGTTGCTTATGCAAGGGAAGAAGAGTCTAAGAAAGGCATGGATTCTTCACAGGTGACAGGTGCAGCTTCATCTTATGCCAGAAAATACGCTTTGAATGGACTGTTCTGCATTGATGATAACAAAGACAGTGATTCCACTAATACAGGAGAGAAAGAAAAAACGTCCGGCAGGAAAGCAGAATCGGCAAAAGAAACCGAGATGATTAGTTCCGAGACTACTATGTCAATTAAAAATATTATTGACAAGTACCCGGAAGCTAAGCTTTTGGAACAGATTAAAACTCGTTTTAAGGTAAACGATATTAAGTCTCTTACCAAGGAAAAGGGTCAGAAATGTCTGAAGATGTTAATTGACTATGACAAACAGCATACAGAAAAAGGAGCAACAGCATGAATAAAGTAATTCTTACAGGAAGATTTACACGTGATCCAGAAATCAAGTACACCAATGATGGAACATCTATTGCAAGATTTTCTATTGCGGTAAACAGAAGATTTGTGAAAGAGGGTTCCGATCAGAAAGCAGATTTTTTGAATTGTATCGCTTTCGGAAAGTCGGCAGAATTTATCGAGAAATATTTTTCTAAAGGAACGAAAGCAGATTTATCCGGGAGAATTCAGACCGGTAGCTACATCAATCGTGATGGACAGAAGGTATACACGACAGACATTGTCGTGGAAGAAATTGAGTTTGGCGAAAGTAAAGGTTCTAATCAGAACCAGCAGAAGTCAAAGACACCGCGTCCAGGAACAGACCCGGATGGTTTTATGAATATTCCAGATGAAATTGACGAGGAGTTTCCGTTCGCATGATACAAATTGACAGTAGAGAACATCAAAAAGTTATTGATGGCATTAAGAAAGCATTTGATGCAGCAGGAGAAAAATGGTTTGTGTCGAAGCTCTATGTTGGGGATTACATGAATTATGACAACCCTCGACTGGTTGTTGACCGAAAGCAAAATCTCTCTGAATTATGTGGCAATGTGTGCCAGCAGCATGAAAGATTTCGTGCCGAGATCATCCGGGCAAACGAAGCAGGAATAAAACTTGTGTTCCTGTGTGAGCACGGAAAAGGAATTGAAAAACTGGATGATGTTCTCTGGTGGGAGAATTCCCGGGCAAAGAAAAGAGTTAAAAAGAATGGTATCTGGGTAGAACAGGAACAGAAAGTTATGCATGGAGATGTCCTATATAAGATTCTTTGCACGATGCAGCGCAAGTATGGTGTTGAATTTCTGTTTTGCGACAAGAAAGACACCGGCAAAAGAATTTTGGAGATTCTGTCAAATGGATAAAGAAACAATTAAACAGCAGAATAGCATGAGGGACGTTCTGAACAGATATGGCATGGTTCCAAACAGAGCAGGATTTATAAAGTGCCCTTTTCATAGTGGTGACCGTACTGCATCCATGAAAATCTACAAAGACAGCTATTATTGTTTCGGTTGTGGTGCAACAGGTGACATATTTACATTCGTCCAGAACATGGATAATTGCGATTTTAAGACAGCTTTTACCGTACTTGGGGGAACTTACCAGAAGCCAAATTTCTCTTCCAGAATGGCAATATATCACCATCAGAAGCAGATGGAAATGCGGCAGAAGGAAGAACAGAAGAAAAAGGTTGAGCTGCAAGAATGCTTGTCTGATATAGATTTCTACCGGGCTATCCTTGACAGGGTGAAACCATTGTCTGACGGATGGTGTGAGGCGTGGAACAGGTTACAACTTGAACTATATCACCATGGATTCATAACAGGGCTGGAAGAAGGTGATTAAAAGTGGAAATGATAAACAAGCTCACGAAGGATTCTATTCTGGACGAAGAAGTGTTTGACAAGATATTCAGTCAGGAAGACGAGATATACAAGGCACGTCTTACACTGACTCTTCTGGACAGAGCCAAGGAGCTTGGCGTGAAGAAAAAATTTGAAGATTTGCTGAAGGCTTACACGAAAGTGCAGAAGCAGATGATCGAGAAAGAGAAAAACAATAGAACAGTGTCTATGCTGGACCAGTGGACTAATTTCTCCGATTGTGAATATGACAGAATGAAATGTCTTAACTGGATAGCAGATGATGACGGAATCAGAATATCAAACACAAATCCAGGATCACCGGACATTATAGCCTGTTATCATCCTATTCTTCCGATTGAACGAATGAAGAATCTGGAGACTGGGGAAGAACAGATAAAGTTAATCTATAAGAGGAATAATAAGTGGTCAGAGGTTATTGTTCCAAAAACCATGGTTGCATCAGCCAGCAAAATTGTTGGTTTGTCCGCGCTTGGTATTTCAGTGACTTCTGAGAATGCGAAGTTCCTCGTACGGTATCTGTCAGACGTAGAAAATGCCAATGATGATTATATCAACATCCAATATTCCTCTAGTAAAATCGGGTGGATTCGAGATTATTTTCTGCCTTATGACAAGGATATCGTATTTGATGGTGATATGAGATTTCGGCAGTTATACGAAAGTATCAGTGTAGGTGGCAGCAGAGTAGAGTGGTATGAACATGTAAAAAAGGTTCGTGCTACTGGAAGAATTGAACCAAAAATCATGTTGGCTGCAAGCTTCGCCAGTATTCTGATTAAACTGGTCGGTGCTCTTCCATTTTTTGTAGACCTCTGGGGAGAAACTGAGGGTGGTAAGACTGTGACGCTTATGTTAGGAGCTTCCGTCTGGGCGAATCCGGGTGAATCACGATACATAGGAGACTTCAAGACAACAGATGTGGCTCTGGAAGCAAAGTCCGATATGCTTAACAATCTTCCATTAATTCTGGATGATACTTCAAAGGTGTCGGCTAAAATCCGAGATAATTTCGAGGGAATTGTGTACGACCTGTGTTCTGGAAAAGGAAAGAGTCGCTCCAACAAGGAGCTGGGTGTTAACCGGGAGAATCGCTGGCAGAATTGTATTCTGACTAACGGCGAACGACCGCTCGCTGGGTATGTCAGCCAGGGCGGAGCGATTAACCGAATCATCGAGGTTGAGTGCTCTGAAAAGATATTTGACGACCCGCAGCTTACCGCAGATACCCTTAAAAAGAACTACGGGTACGCAGGAATCGATTTTGTAAATGTAGTTAAGGAAATGTCCATTGACGATATAAAAGCCATACAGAAGCATTTTCAGAGCCTTATACAGGATGATGATAAAATGCAGAAGCAGAGTATATCAATGAGCATTATCCTGACAGCAGATAAAATCGCAACAGATCAGCTGTTCCATGATGGCCAGTACATTGACATTGAGACGGCTAAGAATCTTCTGACAGAGAAAGAAATGGTATCTGAAAACGAACGCGCTTACTGGTTCGTGCTTGATAAGATTGCCATGAACGGAATTAAATTCGATGATAACCCGGATATAAAAACAGAAAGGTGGGGAATTATCGACAATAATCCGGTAGAAAAAACGTCAACTGCAATAATCTATAGCGCAGCGTTTGATGATTTATGCAAAATCGGAAGATTCTCAAGAAAAGCATTTTTGTCATGGGCTGTTAAGAAGGGACTTGTGGAAACTGACAACAGAGGTTATCCGACCAAAGCAAAAAAACTTGACGGAATTGTCACCAAATGTGTGTTTTTGAAAATTGTAGATGAAATTCCGAAAGGATTCGTGAATTGTAGTGATGATTTTGAAATTACGGACGATATTGTGTTTGATTAACAAACAATTCGTTCAAAAGGTAACCGGGTAACCTAGGTAACCTTTGATTCTGTATATATATATTTGAGTATTTATATGCACATATTGAGTATAAAAGTTTCCCTATATGAGAAAGTCAGGGTTACTCGGTTACTCGGTTACCTACCTGTAAAATCAATGGTTTACACAAATTAGTACGGTTACTTTACGGTTAACAAAGGTTACTTATATTAAAATAATATAAATATATTATATTTATAAAATAAAATTAAATAGAGCGTATACAGTATATTGTATACAATATTCAAAGGAGATGATAAAAATAAAAGTAGAAGCAAAGGATATTCCGTATATTCAAAAATTTATGACTGAATTTTGGAAAGCTATAAAAGATTTCTATTCAGCCGAACTTACAGACGAATATTCTAAGCAGGCCACTGATCGTCTGATAGAGCTTGGAGAGTATGCGGAAATGTGTCCTGATGATAATGATAAACAGTTTATCAAGAATTGTCTAGTTGCTTTTAATAAGTTATTAGATTCCAAACAGAGGGAAGTGAGAAAGAATGTACAACACTAAGAACAAATACGAACAGGGACAGGCTCTTAGAAAAGAAATCTACATGTATGTAGTAAGCTACTTTAAACTTGTTGGATACGCACCATCGGTCAGCGAGATTTGTGAGAAGGTAGATGCAAGCAGAGCCACCATCTGGAGACATTTGAACCAGCTTATTGATGATGGGTTGCTTAAAACAGCACACCCGAGTACTGATAGAGCCTATGCTCCGACAGGATACGGGTTCGGAAAGGTGAAGAAATGAATAAAATGCGTGAATATGAACGCGGCAGAGAAGATGGTCTTGACCTTGCTAGACGAATCACCAGAGAGGGCGGTCTTGAAGCCCTCGAAAAGGAATGCAGATTCAGGGGAGTAACAGGAATACATACTTCCCTGGCAAGAAAGGACCTGGACAAAGCATCTGAGAAGATCAAACAGCTTGTATCTGAATGCTGCGTGATCATGGCGATAGCTGTCCTGCATGATGAATTTGGATTCGGTCAGAAAAGATGCCAGAAGTTCATGGCAGGCATGGACAAAGCTTCGGACTATATCAATCAGGGCTTGGCTGAATGGATTGATTATGTGCAGGCTATCAAGGAAGAACTAGGAATTGAATTAAGCTTTTCAGGAGAAATAAAAAGTCATGCAGAATAACGGGCAGGTAGCATTTGGCTAAATGAAAGTAGGACGAGAAATGAAAATTAAGTTAAAAGAAATCAGCAGAGACGATTTAAAGGTAGGAGATACCGTTGGAATTGCCAGAACGGTGAATTGCGGGTGGTTATCGACGTTCCGACATAGAAAAATTATTCCGGTTAAGATTACAAGAATCACTCCAAAAAGAACCAAGATCGAAACAGATATATATGAAGAACATGGAAAAAGCGAAAAGTTTTACGAATACGATGAAAATGCCAGAAAAGAAAATGAACTTGCGGAGAAGTTTATTCTGGTAAAAGATATGGAGTTTGAGCTTAATCAGTTTGAAAACAAATATGGGCTGAAACGGATGGATGACGAAGATATTCTCGAGATGGCTGATTACGTAGAAAAGATAATGAAAATTTTAGGCAAATACAGAAAGGAATAACGAACGCCCGGTAAACCGAGGCTGTATCAAAATTAGAATGGTGAATTGATACATAAATAAATATAGAAATCATGGAGGACTGCACAATAGCGTGCCAGTTGCTTACATGGGGAAAGTGAGGATGAAAATGGATTATAAATACTGTAGATGTGGATGCGGTGGAATTATAGGACAATACAGTAAAGTGAAAGGATTCACTTGTGAAAGATGCAATAAAGAGTACCAATTATCAGAGCTAAAATTTGATTGGATTGCATCGAACGAAAAGACAGGATGGCTGTTTCCGATGTTGAATAAGGAGGACGCAAAATGTTAATCAGAAGTCAGGATAAAAGAATATCAATCAATATGAACAACGTATCAAGCATAGAAGTGGGCGATGATAGATTAAGAATTTTTGCTGATAATGGTGATGCTATTTATGATATTGGAGAGTATTCGACAGAAGCAAAAGTTATAAAAGTACTGGATATGATTCAGGAAGCCTATGCGGACGCAAAATTAAATGAAATTCTTCTTCCTGATGTTTGCAAAGCTGCTAATAAATCTCAGCAGGAAAAAGAAAATACATCAATTGCAAAAGACATTAGAAATGCATTTATGAAGAAAATGGTATTCCAGATACCGGATGATGAAAGCGTGGAGGTATGAGTCATATCAAAGACAGATTAACCGATTATCACAATCAGATGAAGAAGCTGGCAGAACAGCACGAAATGATTACCGCCAGAGACGTTCTGGACATGATCGAACAGCTTCAAGATGACTTAGAACTGGATGAAAATGAAAACGATTGGATTCCAGTCGAAAAGAAACTGCCAGAGCCGGGCAAGGATGTTGCTGTACTGCTTAAAGGCTTTATCCCGGCAATTGGTAGATATGAAGTAATAAGAGACGGCATTGGAGCCTTTGTAGTTCCAGGGCAAATTGAGACTCCTGTAGAATTCAGATTGCCTGTAACTGCATGGACACCGTTGCCAGAACCATACAAGGAGGACTAAATGGGAAGATGCAAATTAGAATGCCCGGACGATGAAACAGAATGTTGCATCTGCTGTAGCAAACAGGATTCCTGCCAGTGCAGATGTGACGATATGGACAGTTATGAATATGCGGAGGAGTGTGAAGAGTATGAGACTGATTGATGCCGACTTATTAAAAGAAAATATAGTAAAGTGGCTGAAACCATTAAATCCTGATGAATCAGAAACAATTAAATTAGCTTGTGTTTTGAAAAGTGTTGTTGAAGAAATTAATGAACAGCCGACAGCTTTTGATGCGGACAAGGTTGTGGAGCAGTTGAAAACAAAAAAGACAAGAACTGCTGCATTACAGAAAGCATCGGAGTATTTCGAGGGTGAAACTGATGCGTTTGAAGTTGCAATCAAAATCGTGAAGGATGGGGAGAGTTGAATGAGTAGTGCAAGTGTAAGATTCGGAACAAAAGCATATGTATGCGCAAGATACTTTCTCAGACCGGGTAAATGTTTCAAATACATCGACCAGTGCGGTGAGGATGTTACAGAACACATCTACGAGGTCATAGCGTTATATCCGTACTGCGTATTGTTAAGAGATACCAGAAACGGGGTCAGGACTTGTCCGAGATATAACAGCCTGAGTCTGATGCTGAGAGGAAGTGAAGTAAATGAGTAAATCAGTATTAGTGATTGATACGCCAGAGAAATGTATACGTTGTCCGCTATTAAACGGTGCAGATGAATGTACAGCACAAGATGATGATGCAAATTTCAAAGCTGGTGATTCATGGGATGAGTTAATGAAAGGATGCCCATTGAAGCCATTGCCGGAGAAAATAATAATCCCAAGAGGTGCGAGAAATACAGACAGTTTAGAGTACGCATGTGGTTATAATACTTGTATCAATGAGATCACAGGAGGAGGGGATTCTGATGATTAATTTAACAGGAAAAAGCGTGTTTGTAAAGACACAGGAAGAATATTTGAGTGTTCTGAAAATGGCAAAGATTCAGGGATTCACATGGGGAGTAGAAAACAATTTAAACCCTATAAAAATTGTATTTCCAAATTTGCTAAAATTCTATAATAACAAGATAGTTACAATTTACTGCAACGAAAAGGAAATAAAAGAAGCATCTGAAATCGTCGAAGATGAAGAAAAAATTAAGGATGCAGTAAAACTTGTCAGAACATTTGCTGAATACCCAGACAGAACAGAATTGACGGACTCATTTATTGAGTCCTTGAAGTTACTCGCAGATGCCGTAGAAAGTCAGTTGGAAGAGGTGAAATAGATGGAGAGATTAACAGAAAGAGAAAGAAATGTTGATGGTACAGGAGTTGCAAAAGAAGAAATTACGGATGGATTATTAAAACCGTTTGCGGATAAAATTCTTACGAAACTTGCTGTTTATGAAGACTTAGAAGAACAGGGATTGCTTGTGAGATTGCCGGCTGATAAGAATGCAGAAATATATCTCATATCTTCCAGATGGACAGTCTGCTCAGAATGCGGTTCAAGATTTGATGAATACAGTTGTAGTGGCTGTGAATACGAATGTGATAGTAAGAAAGAATATTATGTGTATCCAACTTATCTTTCGTCTATAAATGCAGACACTTATGCTAATCAATTTGGAAAAACCGTATTCCTCACCCGTGAAGAAGCTGAGAAGAAGTTGGAGGAGATGAAGAAATGAATAGCAAACCTACACCAGACATAACGCCAAACCTTGCTATATCAGCATACCACGTACTACAGCAATATTGCACTGGACAGCCAGCGGATTGCAAAGGCTGCGGATTCTACGAACACTGTCCAGAATGTTTTCAAGGCATACCATGTGACTGGAACTTGAATGAAGAAGGTGAAATAAATGAAGTTGAGAAATGCGACGTTGATTGATTACGGAGTGCCGCCGGATGATATACCGACATTACAAAGTCACTTGCGGAATCTTAGTGAGAGCGATAAATATAATCTGTTACAGGTATCTATCAAATATGCACCCGGAATCGAATCACAAATCTATGACAGCATCGTGAACAGCATCGGCTATCGGACAATGGAGAAGATCAGAACGGTTCCTGCAACGGAGACTGACTTCTACGGTTATAAACGTAAGGTCATGGCGGAATACTATCATCTGGCCAAATTGATTGGCAGACTTTAAAAAAACTTAAAAAATTATAAAAGTGGTAGAGAGCTACGTACGCCCTAGTATGGTATTATAGTATATATAACTATAACTATGCTAGGGCGTTTTTATGTCTGGAGGTGAGAAGGTTAATATGTCGGGAAAGTATGAATATTGGCTTTCTCAAGAAGGTCAAGTACTTTTACAAGGTTGGGCTAGAGATGGTTTAACTGACGAGCAGATTGCAAAAAATATGTGCATTTCCCCATCGACATTATATGAATGGAAAAAGAAATATTCGGAGATTTCGGAGTCCCTAAAAGAAGGGAAAGAAATAGCTGATTACTTAGTAGAAAATGCACTTTTCAAAAATGCTCTTGAGGGGAATACCACGGCTCAAATATTCTGGTTAAAAAACAGAAAACGTGATAAATGGAGAGATAACCCAGAACCGGAAATGAAAGAAGAAAAAGAGGAGGGCATAGTAATTGAACTTACTAGAAACGGAGAGAAGATATAGAGTATATAAACATACTGTGCCTGATGGCAGAGTGTATATAGGAATGACTTGCAAAACAGTAAAAGCAAGGTGGGACAGCGGATATTATGGAAACGATGATTTCTTCAAAATTATAAAAAAATATGGTTGGGAAGGGATTAAGCATGAAATTATAGCCGATAATCTCACCAAAGAAGAAGCCGAATTAATTGAACGAAAAAGCATTGCAGAACATCGAAGCAATGAAGAAAAGTACGGATTTAATTTTGACAGTGGTGGAAATTTCGGAAAGAAGCGTTGCGCTCGTACAAAGAAGAAAATGAGTAAGACAGCAACGCAGCTTCATTTCGGCGATAGGCTGCACACAAAAGAAGTTGTAGCTAAAAGAGCAATAACTCAAACAGGAAGAAAACTTTCAGACGAAACCAAAAGAAGAATTGGCGATTCCCATAGAGGTAGTAAAAGCGTTTCAGCCAAAAGGGTTAATCAGATAGACAGATACAATGGTAAAATAATAAAAACATGGGACTGCACTATGGACGTGGAGCGAGCGTTAGGCTATAAGAATAGTGCCATTTCTCGATGCTGTTCGGGTGGACGTCCCACAGCCTATGGATATGTTTGGAGATATGAAGCAGTATGAAAATATCCGCAGATGATTTATTTCCGTATAATTTTGATAATGTGCTAAGAGATATTTTAGAACACAAACACACTTATTATGTGTTTAAAGGCGGACGTGGAAGCTGCAAGTCTTCTTTCGTGAGCATTGTCATTATATTGCTAATGACAAGAAAAGAGAATAGAGATAAACATTGTATCATATTCAGAAAAACAGCGAATACATTAAGAGATAGCGTTTTTTCACAGATGCAATTTGCTATATCAGCATTGCATCTTGATGGCGATTTTAAATGCACTGTCAGCCCAATGAAAATAACATATATTCCAACTGGACAGACTATAATGTTTCGTGGTGTTGATGACAGAATGAAATTAAAGTCGTTAAAAGCTCCGTTCGGATACTTTGCTTTTGCATGGCTGGAAGAATGTGATACTTTTACCGGAATGGAAGAAGTACGAAGCATCTTGCAGTCATCGATGCGAGGTGGAAAAGACTACTGGACTTTTATGTCATTCAATCCACCGAAAACGAGACATAATTTCATGAATGAAGAAGTATTAATCCAGAGAGACGACAGATATGTTCATTCTTCTGACTACAGAACGGTTCCAAAGGAATGGCTTGGACAACAGTTTTTTGACGATGCCGAACATCTCAAACAGATTCGTCCAGAAGCCTATGAACATGAATACCTGGGTGTCCCAAATGGTGACGGCGGAAACGTATTTGAATATCTCGAAATCAGAGATATTACAGACGAAGAGATCAGCCACATGGACCGCATTTTCGCTGGTGTAGATTATGGATGGTACCCGGATGCCTTCTGCTATCTCAGAACTTATTACGATTCTGCCAGAGAGAAGATATATCTGATTGACGAGCTGTATGTAAATAAATGGAGCAACTCCAAGACCGCTGATTGGATCAAGAAAAAAGGCTATGACGATTACACAATGATATGTGATTCTGCGGAACCTAAGTCTGTGAATGACTTCCGGGATGCCGGACTTCCTGCAAGAGGAGCAATCAAAGGACCGGGAAGTATCGAGTATGGTTTCAAATTCTTACAGACAAAGACTATAGTCATTGACCCGAAGCGAACACCGAACGCATATAAAGAAATCACAGAATATGAGTACGATCGGGACAAAGAGGGAAATGTAATCAGTGGTTATCCTGACGGAGATGATCATGCAATCTCGGCACTTAGATATGCTTATGAGCCGTTGTTTAACAGGAGAGGTTACAGTGCATAATGGGACTTATAACAACACTAAAAAGGTGGTTTAATATGATATTCAAAAAACAAGCCGAAGAGGACTTCAACATTCAGGCAGCAGAATTTCCAGAGATGGAATCGCTGATTAACCGGTGCGCGAACATTTACAGAGGTGCGCCGGAATGGCTGGATGATAAGAATAATATCAAGACGATCAATTTTGCTAAATCTGTCTGCTCAGAAACAGCTCGGCTCGCAACGCTGGCGATCGGCATTCAGATAGACGGTTCTGCAAGGGCTACGTGGCTACAGGAACAGATCGACAAGGTATATTTTCAAATCCGTCACTGGGTAGAATATGGCTGTGCTTATGGAACAGTATTTATTAAGCCAAATGGTGAAAGCCTTGACGTATTTACACCGGCAGACGTGATGATTGTGGATTACGATAATCAGGAAATCAAAGGGATTATATTTAAAGATTCGTATACGGTTGGACGGAAATATTATACAAGGCTTGAATATCATAGATTTGTTGAGACTACCGTGAATGGCGTGACAACCTATCCGTATTATGTTTCTAACAGAGCTTACGTATCAAAATCCCCTCAGTCAATCGGCGACAGAATCGACCTTAAACAGACAAAGTGGGCTGACCTTATGGCAGATACGCCGCCGATACTCAAGGCAAACGGTGAGAAGCTGGACGGGCCGTTGTACGGAGTACTGCGGACACCACAGGCGAACAATGTGGATATTAGTACACCGCTTGGACTTCCGATATTCGCGGAAGCTATAGAAGAATTAAAAGACCTCGACATTGCATACAGCCGTAATGCCGGAGAAATTTTTGATTCTCAGAAGATTGTTCTGGCAGATGATAGACTGCTGATGCCAAGCGGCACACCTGTATCAGTCATGTCACCACAGGGCATGGAGAACAGACGTAATGAGATGAGCTTACCGCATTTTGTCAAGAATGTATTCGGACAGGATGAGAAAGAATTCTATCAAGAAATCAATCCACAGCTCAACACAGATACCCGTATAGCCGGCATAAATGCCCTTTTAAGCCAGTTAGGATATAAGATTGGATTCTCTAACGGGTACTTTGTTTTCAACGAATCTAGCGGTATTCAGACGGCTACGGGCGTAGAAGCAGAACAGCAGAGGACAGTGCAATTCATTAAAGACGTGAGGGACAAGCTGGAATCCTGTTTGGATGAAGTAATCTACGCACTGAACGTTTACGCTGACCTGTACGGACTTGCACCTGTCGGAGCCTATGAAGTTAATTATGATTTCGGAGACATTCTCTACGTCAGGGAAAATGACCGTGCAAGGTGGTGGCAGTATGTGACCACTGGCAAGGTTCCGGCATGGCTGTATTTTGTGAAATTTGAGGGAATGACTGAGGAAGAAGCGAAAACAATGGTCAAAGAAGCTCAGCCAGACGAACCAACACTATTCGGAGAGGAGTAAGAAGATGGCAGATAAACCAGTAACAAGGGAAGAGAAGTATCTTGCGTACTTGACAGGCGATTACAAGGGTGAGCTCCCGAAGCCAATCACAAGGAAAGAGAAGTATTTATACGAATTATGCTTAAAAGGAATTGGCGGTGAAATCTCGCCGGAAGAAATCAAGAATGCAGTGAATGAGTACCTTGAAAAGAATCCAGTCAAGCCTGGAGCCACGACAGAACAGGCGCAGCAGATCGAGCAGAACAAGACGAACATTGCTTCGCTAAAAGAAGATTTAGGAAACTTGGTGAACGGTACTCAGGAGGTAATTACTATTCCCGATATGATTGGCTCTGTTGCTGAATATACGGGATATGAGCATAAAATTGCAGAAGTAAAAACTGGAGAAAAGTGGATTGTTTTATTTAATACATTTTCTAGCGCAGTTTCTATCAGAAATATGTCAAACGTTTCCGATTCGTGGAATGGTGTTAGCAGTAAGATGGATACAAAAAATATGTGTGAACTGCAAATTCCGGTTGATGGTAGTTTGAGATTGAACGTAGAAGATGCATCATATAGTGGTACTTATTATGCTTATAATGTTACAAATAAAGCAATATTAAGTGATTATCTTGAGGGAAATGGAATAAATGGACTGTATAAAATTTATACAGGAAAAAACGAAGAATATATAAAACAATATGCGGATAGTATTGACCCATTAACCGATTCAAACTTATTTTCAACTAAAAACATAGCATCAGATGGTACGTTAGATTTTAGAGGATATAGAGACGATTTGATGTCATATACAGTTAATGTCAATATTGGTACAGATTATATTTTTGTAGCCGAATTGGAAGTTGAAAACAAAAGCGGTTTTGACATTGATTTAGTATATTTGTCAGAGGGATTAGTCATACGAAATTCGGACGGAGTTGTTATAGTTTACGCCCCTGTCCTCGATTCAAATGGTAACTACACTACAGGAAACTCAGCAAATTTTGGAAATCTAAATTTTAAAAACAATACTAAGAAAACGTTTAAAATTTTAGGACGAATAGATACAAAAGATTTTAATACAGATAAAATATATTGGGCACTCGGATTCAACCGATTCCGTGAAAAGAACAGTGACGTTAATATAACTACTGGAATTAGCGGAATCTGTAAAAATGTATGGATTTTTGCAGATAATCAAGATTCTGATGAAAAAATCCTCAATTTAGTTGGAAAGAACTTTTTAGATAAAAATATATTCGTTGAACATTGTATATCATCTGATACGGCAAGCAAAATTGATAGTATTTTTAGTGGCAAAAAACTGACCACATATGGTGATTCTATAACAGAAAATGGTGGTTGGCAGTCATATTTAAAAGACTATTTTGGATTTACAATAGAAAACAAAGGAATAGGTGGAACAACCGTTTCTGATAACGGAAACGAAAATAGTTTTTGTAAGCAAAATAGAATTGATACAATTTCTTCCGACAGTGATGTTGTTATAATAATGGGCGGAACTAATGATTGCGGACAAAGTATTGAAATCGGAGATTTAACTTATTCTGACGGGTTTGACACTACAAAGTTTAAAGGTGGACTTGCTACAACTATAAGGATGGTACAGAACAGATGTCCGAATGCGTTAATATTTGTAGCTTCTTTATGTGGTGGTAGAGGCAATACCGCAGGAGAGAACCTTGATACTCCTGTGTATAATAGCAAAAACCTAACCAGTTATGATTATGCAAAAGCAACGAAAGATGTTGCGGAGTTTTTTAACATTCAGTATATTCCGATTTTTGAAGAATGTGGCATCAACTGTTGGAATAGAGCAACATATATCGCAGATACAGTACATCCGAATGATTTTGGAAAAAAACAGTTGGCAAAAATATTTATAAAGTATCTAGCAAGTTATCTAATTAATTAAAGAGGGCTTTATTTAACCATCATAAAACTAAAACATGTACCACAACATTTATCGAAAGAGGTGATATGCTATACTTAGTCCAGAATATTTACGTCGGATAACAGAGGGCAGCGAGCAGATTGCAGAAGAATTGCATCAGTATATCATCTCTGAGATCGTGTCGAGAATGGTAGCAAGAATCGGCAGAGGCGAGGACTATATTCTGACCAACGCTGATGCATGGAGAATCAGAACGCTACAGGAATCTGGTGAGCTACTAGAGGACATTCTGGCAGAACTATCAAAATACACCAAACGCGAACAACAGGAACTCCTTGAAGCGTTTGAAGATGCTGGAATCACTGCAATGAACTACGACGACAAGGTATACAAGGCGTCAGGATTAAGCCCTGTACCGCTCGAACAGTCACCAACAATGATAAGACTCATGGAACGGAATATGCTTGCAACTATGGGCGAGTGGAAGAACTTCACACGGACAACTGCAAGTGCCGCTCAGAGGCTCTATATTGAACAATGCGACCTTGCATATAACCATGTGATGACTGGGGCGGTTGGGTATACGCAAGCCATCAAAGAGGCAGTTAATAACGTTGTATCAGATGGCGTCACTGTCACATATCCATCTGGCAGAAAAGACACCATCGAAACCGCAGTTGCACGTTCTGTTAGAACTGGCGTGGCACAAGCTACGGGGGATATATCTCTAAAGCGTATGGAAGAAATGGACTGGGATTTGATTCTGGTCAGCGCACACATGGGAGCCAGAACGGGTGACGGCGGCGAGAATCCCGGGAATCACTCGTTTTGGCAAGGCAAGATATACTCTCGTTCTGGCAAGAGTAAGAAATTTCCACCGTTTTCATTGACCGGATATGGGACAGCAAGTGGACTGTCAGGGGTCAACTGTCGGCATAGCTTTGGAGCCAGTGATGGAGAATTTAATCCTTATGCGGAATTATCAGCACAGGACAAAGCTGACAAAGGAAAACAGTACGAAAAAGAGCAGAAACAACGTACTTATGAGCGGAGAATCCGAAAAACAAAGCGTGAAGTCCTTGGAATGCAAGCGGCGGTTAATAACTGCAAGGACGAACAGACAAGATTTGTACTCCAACAAGACCTTGACCGAAAGTCTTATCTTTTGCAGAAACAAAATGCTGCATACAAAGATTACTGCAAGCAGAACGACCTGAGAGAACTGCAAGACCGGCTTATGATTGCGAAGTGGAATCGCCAGAACGCCGCAAAAGCCAGAGGAGCGGCGAAGAGATATAAAACAGCAAAGGGGATTGACTGATGGACAGATGGGAATATTTTAATCCTAATCCTGTTAAGGGTAAGAGAACCGGAGATTGCGTTGTCCGGGCAATATGCAAGGCAACCGGGTTCGACTGGGAAACGGTATTCGCCGGATTAATGATACAGGCGTGTACTCTGTCAGATATGCCGAGCGCAAATTATGTCTGGGGAGCGTATCTCTATAAACATGGGTACAGACGCAAACTGATTGAACAATCAGAACGATATATCTATACAGTCAACGACTTTTGCGCAGACCATCCGACAGGCACATACATTCTCTGCATAGATGGCCATGTGGTGACAGTACAAGATGGTAAATATTATGATACATGGGATTCCGGAAATGAAGTCCCGGTATACTACTGGGAAAAGGAGTAGCTAAATGAGCATATCAGAATTTGTACAGATTTTCCTTTCTATCTGCGGAGGGGTGTCTATTGTCGGAGGTGCGGCAGCCGTAATCTTTAAATGGATTACCCCGGCATTCCGACTTAATAAGCGAGTAGAGACACTGGAAGAACATGATAGACGAGATTATGAAAGTCTTCGGAGAATCGCAGAACGAGATTCATTAATTCTGGAAGTGTTGTCGACCATGCTGGATAGTCAGATTAGTGGGAATAATGTAGAAGAATTAAAAAAAACAAAACAGAAGCTTACAAATTATCTTGCACAGAATCAGCGTTAGCATTAGTAAGGGGTATGCTCATGAAATTATATGTGTTCACGAAGAAAGATATAGACAGATTCTTGATAGAGTGTAATTTCACGCCGGACGAAGAAAGGCTGTTCCGGCTGAGATGCAAGGAATATACGCTCGAATACTGCGCTGAGCAGATGAACGTGAGCATATCTACTGTAAAGAGATTAAGCCGTCGGGTAAACAATAAAATAATCAGAGTATGTTGATACGATAAAAGCCCCCGGGATTATTTCTCAGGGGCTTATTTTTATTCTGATTTTATCTGTTCTTCGTATTTTTTTATGAGCCATTCCGGGACCGGCTCGTCTCCGTCGTCACCTCTGTATTTGATCGGGTCAATATTGTTTGTGAGACACCATTCCCAGCTGTTATAATCGTCGCCGTCTTTTGACACGATGTAAAATATATCGTATTCGCTATCTACAAATGCCAACGTATCTGTTGCGTTCATTGTGTACAGCATGATATACATGTTTCTCCTGTATGCGTACGCCATTTCTAGCGGCGAATCTTCACCGCCCAGAAATTCCATGAACATTTCAACGTCGGAAGATTCTTTCGACAATTTGTTATAATAATCGTAGACTTTTTCATCCCATCCGTCCGGAAAAAGCTTACGATCTTTTATTTCCTCGTTATCTTCTTTAGCCATTTTGTAAATGGTTTCAAGTTTTACTCTCTTAATCATTTTACACGCCTCCTATTTCACTTCGCAATCTTCCAAGACAGCTCGCTCTAACAACTGTCTCACATAATCCGGACATTTGCTTTTTCCGGATTCCCAGTTTTCGAGCGTTCTAATCGGTATGTTGTACCTCCTTGAGAATTCTGCTCGGGATATCTTTAAGTGTTCACGCATTTCCATAGTGGACATATTTTCTTTTTGCTTCAGATCATCTTCCATAGATCCTTTTGTTTTGTAAGACATGAATCCTACCGCGGATGGGAAAATACGGGTGTAAGTGGTTTTATTTTCGTCAATCCATTTAATACTCACATATACTTTTGCACATAAATATGGCCATTCCGGACTTAATATAGTACCGTCCGCATATACACAAACATCACATTCTTCAGCGATAGAATTATCATATATGATACGATCGACTTCTTCTTTAAAGAATTTTGCACGGCAATAGGCCACGATATCGTCTAACTGGTATCCGTCGCATTCAGGTATAAAACTTTTGATCTGTTTTCGCTTGATCTCCCATAGATTCGTGCTATAATCTTTATCCATTTTAACGAGGCTGTCGACAAACCCACCGACAGGAGAGGGATTTAAGATTTTGTAAGCTACATCAAGTTCGGCTTCAGATTTTCCGCAGCCTTTCTTGAAATCATGCATTAATTCATCCATCATGGATTCAAATTCAGATTGATTATATTTATACATACATTTCGCCCCCCTTTCTATCAATGTTCTTTGGCATATTTATGTATACGCTCATATAAATTCATTTCATTTCGGTTCGCCATTAATTCGCTTAAATCGTTTGAATCATAATTTGTAGAATATACGGCATAACTGCGATTTTTGATAAACCATGAAGCTTCTTTGATGTTGCTAAGAATCTCCATATCTTTAGCTCTTTTTTCTGCACGAGCAGGTCTGTCTTCGGCTTCGTATTTTCTAACGAGAGCAGATAAATATGAAATCATGTTTTTTCTTATATCTTCAGCCCATGCAATCTGTTTTGGACTTCCGACGAGTTCAACTAATTTTTGTTCCATTGTTTTCGCTTCCTCCCATGCTTTCTTAAGACCGGAGGATATAGTTAATGCTGACTTTTTAACCAGTTCCCATGCTCTTTTCATAATGTTTGATAAGTTATATTTTTTCATTTTGTTTTCCTCCGTTCCTTTGATGATTATATAATACCACCAATTTGGTGGTGTGTCAATACTTTTTCGATACTTTTTTGAACTTTTTAGATTGATACATCTATGCAAAAATATAATCAGAAAGGCGGTGCATAAGATGGCATTATATAACAATCCTTATCAATATAGTTTTGGTGTTCCGGGACAGATGAACCAGTTCCAGCAACAGCCTGTCCAGATGCCAGTTCAACCAGCGCAACAACCGCAACAGAATAACAATGGTATCCTGTGGGTATCTGGCGAAGTCGGTGCAAAATCCT